GACTTTGAATTATTATGTTGGGATTTTGTTTCAACACCTTCTAATCCTGGTTCTTTTATGCATACCCTAAATGAAGGAAAACAAGTTATTACTTATGATTATACGAATGTTAATAAAGTAGTACATGAAATCCTTTGTTCTAAAGGTTCTTGTCCTATTTTTTAATTTTTAAGTAATCTACATATACGTATAACCGCAATGTGCCATGAAACTGAATATGGTACCGATATAAAATTATTCCCTATTACGATTCCTAATAATCGTATTTCACAAATTTAAATTTTGAGATTATGGCAAACAATGATTTGTTAAAAGAAGCAATTGCCGATGCTAAAGCTGTTAAAGAAACTGCTATCGCAAATGCTAAACTTGCTCTTGAGGAAGCTTTTACACCTCATCTAAAATCTATGCTTTCAGCAAAATTAGAAGAAATGGACAAAGAAGATGTTGACGAAGGATACGACGAAGACATGAAAGAAGAAATGGACTCTAAAGATGATATGAAAGAAGGAGAAGATGAAATGTATGAAGCTAAAGAAGAGCTTGACGAGATTAACCTCGACGAATTACTTGCTGAACTTGAATTGGATGAAGACAAACGTACAGATGCTGAACAAGAAGGCTATAAGGACGGATTCGAAGACGCTAAAGACGACATCGAAAAAGAACTTAAATCTATGAAAGTATCAGAAGCAAAAGACGAAGACGACAAAATGGAAGAAGCTAAAAAAGCTGACGACAAAGAAGAAGTTAAGGAAGATGCTAGAACTGATGCCGAAGAAGAAGGCTACAAAGATGGTATGAAAGACGAAAAAGAAGACATGGAAGATGACATGGACGACGAGGAAATTGACCTTGAAGATATGTCAGAAGATGACTTAAAAGGATTCATTGAGGATGTTATTAAAGATTTAGTAGCAGACGGAACAATTGAAGCTGGTGAGGATTTTGAAGAGGAAGATATTGAAGACGTTGTAGACGTAGAAGATGTTGAAGATGTAGATGTTGATGTAGAAATCGACGAAGCAAAAGACATGGACAAAGGTGAAACTGGTGTTGGAAACGAGGATGGAGACAAAGATGACTCCAAAGTTGAAAAAGAAACCGAAAAAATGAGATTTAAAGAAGCATTAGATGAAATCGAAGCTCTTAAAGTTGAATTACAAGAAGTTAACCTTTTAAATGCTAAACTACTTTACACAAACAAAGTATTCAAGTCTAAAAACCTAACTGAAGACAAAAAAGTTAGAGTGCTTAAAGCATTTGACAAAGCGTCAACAGTAAAAGAAGCTAAAGTTATTTTTGATACATTAAGCGAAGGTTTAGTATCAAAAACAGAAGCTAAAGCAAGACCACAAGGTAGTGCTTCTAAGGCAACTGGAACAATAACTGAAGCTAAGAAACCAATTATTGAAAGCAATGATGTATACAACCGTATGCGTAAACTTGCTGGATTAATTTAAAAAATTATTTTAACCCTAAAAAACTAAAAAAATGAGCTTAAATACTCTTTTAGAAAGCGCGAACCCATACCAGTCTTTACAGTCTGACGCGGCTAGATTAGCTAGCAAATGGGAAAAAACAGGTTTATTAGAAGGTTTAGGTGGTGCCCAGAAAAATAACATGGGTATGATCCTTGAAAACCAAGCTAAACAACTTGTTGTTGAATCATCACAAACTAGTGGTGGTGTAAGTGGTGGTGGTACATTTCAGTCACAAACTGGCGTAAACGTTGGTGGACAGTGGGCTGGTGTAGCTTTACCATTAGTACGTAAAGTATTTGGTCAAATTGCTGCACAGGAATTTGTATCAGTACAACCAATGAATTTACCTTCTGGTCTTGTATTTTTCTTAGATTTCCAATACGGATCTAGTAAAACTCCATTCCAAGCTGGTGATTCATTGTACGGAGATAAGACATCTGCTGAAAACCCATTTGGTAATACAAATACAGGTGGTCTTTATGGATCTGGTCGTTTTGGATATTCTGTTCAAAATACTCAATCACTTGTAACTGGTAATACTTTTGCTAATGCAGATTGGGCTGACTTTAATTTCAATTCTACTTATTCTGCTTCTGCTGTTGCTGGAGATTACCAATTAGTAAAAGTACCTGCAGATAAATTAGCTTATGCTGATTTAGAAGGTGTAAAAGGATTCCAATTATATACAGGATCACTTGCTGGTGTAGTACCAACAGGTAGTACTCAAGCTGGTGTACAAATATCTGAATTTACACATTATGATGCTGTAGGTAACTTTGTAGTATTTGTATGTGAAGATACAGCTATCGAAGCTGATAGTGTATGGGTAAATTACCAAATTCAACCTCAAGACAATGCAAGAGGTGATTTTGAAGCTGGTAATGCAACTCCAAACAAATTTAACGATGAAGCAGGATGCTGTCCAGACCAAGTTATTCCAGAAATCAACATTCAGATGCAATCATCTGCAATTGTTGCTAAAACTAGAAAACTTAAAGCTGTATGGACCCCAGAATTCGCACAGGATTTAAATGCATATCATGCATTGGATGCTGAAGCTGAATTGACTTCAATCTTAAGTGAGTACATTTCATTAGAAATTGACTTAGAGATCTTAAGTATGTTAATTGATTCTGCTGCTGCAGGAACAGAAACATGGTCTGCTGTAAATAACCAAGCTATCACAGGTGGCGGAAATGGTACTATTTCAGATCTTGGATTCTACAATTCTCAAGGACAATGGTTCCAAACATTAGGAACTAAAATCCAAAAATTGAGCAACATCATCCACCAGAAAACTCTACGTGGTGGTGCTAACTTTATGGTTGTTTCTCCAACTGTAGCTACTATCCTAGAATCTATTCCAGGATTTGCTGCTGACACAGATGGTGATGCTGCTAAAATGAGCTACGCATTTGGTGTACAAAAAGTTGGTGCTTTAAATAGTCGCCAAAAAGTATACAAAAACCCTTACATGACTGCTAACACAATCCTATTAGGATACCGTGGTACTCAGTTCTTAGAAAGTGGTGCTGTATTTGCTCCTTACATTCCGTTAATTATGACTCCTCTTGTATACGATCCAGATACGTTCGTACCAAGAAAAGGTCTATTAACTAGATATGCTAAGAAAATGGTTCGTCCAGAATTCTACGGAAAAATTAATGTATCAGGTTTAAACACTCTATAGTAGGTACTTAATATTTCTTAATAAATTAACCCGGTCTTTGACCGGGTTTTTTTATGTTTTTCATATGTATAATAAAATGCGTTATATCGAAACTATATTTATCTCATTATATAGCTATATTAAAATTTCCACGTATATTAACGTATTTACAACAGTTGTGTTTAATCAATGTGTAATCCCTAATTTCAAGAATTTATGGCAAGTAAACCCCATACGGATGATGTATATCGTCCTAAGAGAATTCCTAAAAACCCAATTAAGTTCAAACTCCAACTTAATGAAGAACAAAAAGACGCTAAAAAACACATCCTGGATAATACAATTACCCTCTTGGGAGGGGGTGCAGGTAGTGGAAAAACATTACTTGCATGTAATGTTGCCCTAGATGGTCTGTTACGAAGACAATATGATAAAATTATAATAACTAGGCCTACTGTATCAAAAGAAGAAATAGGATTTTTACCTGGTGATTTAAGAGAAAAAATGGATCCTTGGGTTCAACCTATTTATCAAAATTTTTATCAATTATATGATAAAACTAAAGTAGAAAAACTTATTGAAGATGGTAAAATAGAAATTGTACCTGTATCCTTTATGAGAGGTAGAACATTTTTAGATTCAATGATTATAGTTGATGAAGCCCAAAATGTTACTCACGAACAAATGGAAATGATTACTTCACGTATTGGTTTAAGAAGTAAAATGATGGTATGTGGAGATGCTCATCAAACTGATTTAAAGAAAAAATCAGACTCTGGATTTAAATTTCTATATTCTGCAGCAAGAAAAATAAAAAACTTAGAGGCTATTACATTAACCACTAATCATAGAAATGAAATAGTTGAAGATTTATTAGATTATTATAATAATGCAATTGATAAAGGAGTAAGTATTACTACTTCTGGATCATATATTTATAATAGTAAGAATTAACATCATATTTATAATAAAACAGAATTATGGCATTATGTACCCCTACAGGTTCATTAGAAGTATTTATACGAGAAAGTATAACGCTCCCAAATGGTAATGAAGAAATAGCAACTAATAAAATTAAAATTCCTGGTGTAAATCAATTAGTAAGAAGAATTGATACCATTTCTGTTAATTGGGAAGATACTGGAGTTGAACTTTTAAGATTTGTAGATGATGAAGCATCTCAAGTTGCTGGTTCCTTTGTTAGAGATACAGTAAAATATTTAAGATTTACTAATTTAGATTGTGACAATTATCTTTCTCTATATCTTATTCAAAATAGCCCAGATGCACAAGCACCCAATACAGATAACTTTAATTCAGGAGATGAAGGTGTATTTAGAATAGATCCTGGTAAATCAATGATGCTATCTAATGCTCAATTTGAAAGTAGTAATTATTATGATTATGTAGTAGAAGGATATGTAGATTTACAATATTATTCATCATTTGCCTCTTTATATAGTATAAAAGCAAAAGCAAACGCAGCAGATATTAGAATAGAGTACCTTGTAGGTTCTTCTTAATATTTATAACAAAATAAATTAAATAAAAAATGGCATTAACGTATAGAACAGGTTCAGGTGAACATCCAGGTAAGGGTTCAGCTTTAACTATTGAGGAACTAGATAACAATTTTAGACACTTTACAGGATCACATTCAATAACTGGTTCCCTTATTATTTCAAGTAGTTTAATAGTAAGTGGAAGTATGGGTATATCAGGAAGTATCATACCAGATGGTGCTGGTGTACACTCACTAGGTAGTGCCGATAATTATTTTAAAGATTTATATCTTTCTTCTGATTCATTAATTTTTGTTAGTGGTTCAACTAGCAGTTCATTTTCAATAGATCCTAGTGGGTCTTTATCAGGTTCATTTGATGGAGATTTTACTGGTTCGTTTACGGGATCTGGAGAAGGTGATTTTACTGGATCATTTATTGGATCAGTAGATACACAATTTAACTCTGGCTCATGTTTAATAGGTTGTACTAGCTCAGTAGCTCCAACAGGTACTAGACAAGAAGGAACCTTTGAATTTGTAGCAAGTGGTAGTGGTGAAAACTTTATATTTGTTTATTTAGGTGGAGCTTGGAGATCAGGTTCATTATCATAATAATTAAAGTTTTTTAAATAAAATTATAGGGACTCAACTTGAGTCCCTTTTTTTCATATTTATAATAAAACTAATTATAGTATGAATATTCCAATTTATGATGGTAACCCGCTTTGGAACCCAGATGCAACCGCTTTTGGATTTTACAATAATGATATTGAATTTCAAAATGATTGTATTAAAGTAGCAAAATTTGTAACTACACGTTTAGGATATCCTTTAATGGATGTAGAATTACAAACATCTTCTATATTTACAGCATTTGAAGAAGCAATTACAATGTATGGGAATGAGTTATATGCCTATTTAATAAGAGAAAATGTATTAGATCTTACTGGTTTACCTTATGAAAATGTAGATTTAAGTGAAGTTATAGTTCAACCTAATTTTGATACTATAATTAGACTATCAGAACAATATGGTGAAGAAGCAGGTGTTGGTGGTAATGTACCTTGGTATAAAGGGCATGTTCCTTTAACTTCAAGTGTACAAGATTATGATTTAAAAATTTGGGCTAAACAACAAGGCATATCCAGTAGTATAGAAATAAAAAGAGTATTTTATCAAGAACCCATACCCGCATCCGCAAGATATTTAGCCCCATTTGATGGGTTTGGATTTGGAGGTGTAGCTGCTGCTGGATTAATGGAAATGGGTGGATTTGGTGGTTCAATGGGTTTTTTAATGATGCCTCTAAATTACGATATGCAAGTTATTCAATCAATTGAAATGAATCAAATGGTTAGAATGTCTAATTATAGTTTTGAAATACATAATAATGTAATTAGAATATTCCCCATTCCAGGACCATATGAAATTAGTGGAGTAGGAGATATTGCTGAAGATATAGATGGTTCATGTAATTGTGGCAATTTATGGTTCGAGTATATCATACGAGATGAACGATTAGAAAGCAGTTTAATTTGTGCCGAAGATAAAATTACAAATGTTTCTAATATGCCATATCAAAACCCTGTATATTCACTAATCAACTCCGTAGGTAGACAATGGATATTTGAAATGACATTGGCAATTTGTAAAGAAATTTTAGGATATGTTCGCGGTAAATATAGTACAGTACCTATCCCAAATGCGGATATGACATTAAATCAGGCTGATTTATTAGCTGCGGCAACTGCAGAAAAAACAGCTTTATTAGAAAGATTAAGAGCATATTTTGATGAAAATTCACGTGCTTCATTATTAGAAAGAAAAGTAAGAGAAGCGGATGCAGTATTAAAAGAATTGGATCAAGTTCCAAGAGTAATTTATATAGGATAGTATGGCAATGTTTGCAAGACGGAGAGATGTCTCTCTGGTAAGACACTTAAATAGAGAAGTTATGGGTAATGTTATTACCCAACAAGCGGCTTTCTATCAGTTTAAATTAGAAGAAACGAAAGTTAATATCTATGGTGAAGCTGCAGCTGAAAAATTTTACAATGGTCCTTTTTTATTTAACTGTTTAATTAATAGATCAGCTCAAGAATATCCTGAAGATTCTGAAGGAATACAATTTCAACAATCTATTGATTTCTATTTTTTAAGAGATGATTTAAAAGCTGTTAGACCTGGTTACCCAAATGGAAACCCAGAAGCAGAAGTAGTCCCAGATGTTGGAGATATAATTTTATATCAAGAAGGATATTATGGAGTACAAAGTGTAGTAGCCAACCAATATTGGAGTGGTAAAAACCCTGATTACCCTAATAATAATTCAGATGGTACTGATAATCCATTAAACCCTAATTTAGATTTATTTGGAACCAATTTATCAATATTATGTTCAACTTATTATATCCCAGCTGACAAAGTTGCGATTTCACCTTATAAAGAAAGATTTTAATGCCGCAGTATAGAAAACCCATACCAAAAACCCAAAAAGAAATCAGTATTGATCAACAAAGACCAACATCTGAAAGGTATGGTAATCCTAATATTCCATCACCCTCAAATGAAAGTCAAACAGGTATTTCATTTAATAGATCAGAAAAATTATCTTGGAAAGGAGATACAAATAAACCTTTTTCAATTGGTATTCAAGATTTAGATGAAGCAGTATTTTATTATTTTCAAAATGTAATAAAACCTTTTGTTTATCAAAATGGCGAAAGAAGAGAAGTACCAGTAATATATGGTTCTCCTGAAAGATGGAAATCATTTCAAAGAGATGGATATTATAGAGATAAAAAAGGTGCTATTATGTTACCTATAATTGTAGTTAAAAGAGATACTATAACTAAAGATAGAACTGTTTATAATAAATTAGATGCTAATAGTCCTAATTTATATGGTACATTTCAACGGGGTTATAATCCAAAAAACTTTTATAGTAATTGGGCAGCTATTCAAAATAAAATACCTGCTAAACAGTTTTATGCCGTAGCAGTTCCGGATTTTGTTAATTTAGAATATAGTGTAATTGTTCAAACCTATTACATGGAACAATTAAATAAAATAATTGAATCTTGTGAATATGCATCTGATGCTTATTGGGGAGACCCCGAAAGATTTAAATTTAGGGCTTTTATTGATAGTTTTTCAACCGCAACTGAATTAACAGCAGGTAGAGATAGATTAGTAAAAGGAACATTTAATATTAGATTAAGAGGATATATTATCCCTGATACAATACAAAAAGACTTAAATTCTATTTCTAAATACAATTCTAAATCTAAATTTATAATACAAATGGAAACTACATCTAATTCAGAAATATTTGATGTTGATGTAACTAAAACAAGAGATGGTAGAACAAGAAGACAAAGAGAAGACCAAGGTGAAATATCTAATATATCTGACATAAACCCAGGTACAGAATTAAAAAATTAAAAAAATGGCTAATAATGTAAGATTTGTAGATTCATTAAAAGTTGGTGCCTATCAAACCGAAGGTTCCAGTGGAGGAGGTAGTGGTATTACTATTAATAATAATGTAAATAATTATTTATTAAGTGCTACTGGAAATCCTAGTGTAATTAATGGAGAATCCAATTTACAATTTGATGGAGCTAGTTTAAGTATAGGAGGAGCCCCATCAGGTCCTAGATTAGAAATAACTGATAATGGATCGGGTCAAGATCTTTTATTAATAAAAAATATTGATAACCATGGAATAAAAGTAACAAATGAAGGAATATTTCAATTAATTAACTTTAATTCTTTACCATCAGCTGTAAAGGGGGGGGTTATTTATTCTTCTAATGAATTTTATTTAGGTTTTTAATTCTAAGCTAAAAATATAATATGTATAATAAAATAAAAAATTAATATAAAATGGCAAATTGGAAAAAGGTAGTAGTTAGTGGATCAAATGCAGAATTAGCACAGTTATCCCTATCAAATTTATCAACACAGGGGAGTGAGGAAACTGTATTAGTAATTAGTCCTGCTGGAGTAGTTGGTACTAGAGAAAATGCTGCAAGTTCTGGCTCTTCCGGTTCAAGTGGCTCATCAGGTACTTCAGGAAATTCAGGTTCATCAGGAACTTCAGGTTCAAGTGGCTCTTCGGGTTCATCAGGTACTTCAGGAAATTCTGGTTCATCTGGTACAAGTGGTTCATCTGGTTCTTCAGGTTCATCAGGAACTTCAGGAGCATCAGGATCATCAGGAACTTCAGGTAGTTCTGGATCATCTGGTTCAAGTGGTTCATCAGGAACTTCAGGAGCATCTGGTTCATCAGGAACTTCCGGTTCAAGTGGTTCATCTGGCTCTTCAGGCTCTTCAGGTACATCAGGAGCATCTGGTTCTTCGGGAACATCAGGTTCATCTGGAACATCAGGTTCAAGTGGTTCTTCGGGAAGTTCAGGTTCTTCAGGTACTTCAGGAACATCAGGTTCATCTGGTACAAGTGGTTCATCTGGTTCTTCAGGTTCATCAGGTAGTAGTGGAACAAGTGGTGTAATCAATGTACAAAACTCGGGAAATAATAGAATACTTACTGACATAGATGGTACTAGTGCTAATGCTGAACAAAGATTAACATTTGTTAGTGATGGAGGATCAGAACCAAACACAGGTTTATTAACTGTAACTGGTGATGTTATCATATCAAATGATTTATTTGTTGATGGTACTGCTTCATTTAGAAACACTGAAAACTTATTAGTTAAAGATAGATTTATATTACTTGGGTCAGGTTCAACAACTGTTGGAGATGGTGGTATTGTTATACAACAAACTGAACAGGATTTTGGAGATGCTTTTGCTTATGATGGTTTATCTACTGGAAGATGGGGTGTAACTAGTTCATTTGATGCTAGTTTATCTTCATATACTCCAGATGCATTTATGGCTGCTGTAGTAGTAGGAACTACTAATGATCCAGATGATGCCCCATCTAAATATGATAAAGAAGGAAATATATTTGTAGCAAGTAACGAAGATATTTATATTTATTCGTAAAAACTCAAAAAAATTGTTTTATAATATATTAAAAAGGTTTATGGCATTTAAAACTAAAAATGTAGTTGTAGGGGGAAAAGATATAAATTCTAATCCCTCTACACTTAACATTGAATTAACCCCCAAACAAATAGAATTTTTACTTGTAACTATTAAAAATAGTTTATTTAAAGGTGAATATGTAGAAATATGTTATAATACTACTTTAAAACTTCAAGAAAAATATCAAGAATCAATTAAAAAATAATAGTTATGTCTTATAATTTAACAAACCTTTCTTTAAGAGAATTACGTGCTCTTAGAAAATCAACTGATTATATTCCAATTACAGGTATTGATGCTATCTTTATAGGTACTATACAAGTAAAGTTAAATCAAAAAATTGAAAGTATTGAAAAACAAGAAGAGGAAAATCAAATTCCTCCTCCTCCTGTTAAATAGAAAAAATTTAAAACATATTTATAATAAATATTACGGCCCTTCGGGGAAGTGGGCACTTTGTGTAACCAACCTAATAAGAAATTGATATGCCAAATTGGAAAAAAGTAGTACTTAGTGGAAGTAACGCTGAGCTAAATGAACTTAAATTAACAGGTCTTTCTACCCAAGGATCTGAAAACACAACACTTGTAATTAATAGTGCCGGAGAAGTAGGTACAAGAGAAAATGCAGCATCCTCTGGTTCAAGTGGATCATCAGGTTCAAGTGGATCAAGTGGTTCTTCAGGATCATCAGGTACTTCTGGTTCTAGTGGTTCTTCAGGCTCAAGTGGTTCTTCGGGTTCATCAGGTACTTCAGGTGTAAATGGAGGTACAATAGCAAGATTTAATGGATATGATGATGGTACTTTAAATACTACTAACTTTTCTACAGTTAATACAACAGCTTTTGTAAAGGTATCACATACCCAGTATGGTTTAGACCCTTCTATTAATACAAATTATTATACCCATACTAATGATAGTGATACAATTACTATTGATAATGATGGTTATTATATAATTAGTTCTAATGTTAATTTTTTAGTAGCAAATAGAGGTTCCTTAAGATCATCTATGCAGCAAAACCTTTTAATTAATGGTACAGCTGTTGACTCTTCTAAATCAGATACTTACTCAAGAGGTAGTGGTTATAATGATGAAGTTAATACATTAACAACACTATATGCTTACTTAAGTGCTAATGACACAGTAAAAATTGAAGTTGATGCTCATAAAATGGACACCTCAGGTACTGGGAGTGTTACTATACAAGATGCAGTAATTAATATTGCATTTATAACTGGAACAGCCGCTGCTGCTGGTAATGATGGTTCATCAGGTACTTCTGGTAGTTCAGGTTCAAGCGGTTCATCAGGATCAAGTGGTACATCAGGTAATGATGGTGATGATGGTTCATCTGGTACTTCTGGTTCTTCAGGTTCAAGTGGCTCTTCAGGTTCATCAGGTAACTCGGGATCATCAGGAACTTCAGGTAGTTCTGGATCATCTGGTTCTAGTGGCTCTTCAGGTAACTCAGGATCCTCAGGAACTTCAGGTTCAAGTGGTTCAAGTGGTTCATCAGGATCAAGTGGCTCCTCGGGTAACTCAGGTTCATCAGGAACATCTGGTTCTTCTGGTTCTAGTGGTTCTTCAGGATCATCAGGATCATCAGGTTCATCAGGTAACTCAGGTTCATCAGGAACTTCAGGTTCAAGTGGCTCATCAGGTTCTAGTGGTTCATCAGGAAATTCAGGTTCATCAGGAACTTCAGGATCATCCGGTAGTTCAGGCTCAAGTGGCTCAAGTGGTTCATCAGGCTCAAGTGGCACATCAGGTAATGATGGTGATGATGGTTCATCTGGTACTTCCGGTTCTAGTGGCTCTTCAGGTTCTAGTGGCTCTTCAGGTTCAAGTGGCTCAAGTGGTTCATCAGGTTCCTCTGGTACATCTGGGCAAGATGGTAATTTTGGGGGTGCATCATTTGATTATACTTTTAGTACTTCTACTACAATTACAAATCCTGGAGGGGGCAATATAAGATTAAACAACTCAACCCAATTTTCAGCTACATCAATGGCGATTAGTGAGGTTGATGACCAAGGGGAAAGTATTCAAAGTTTCTTACAAACAGTAGATAGTTCAACATCAGCTGTAAAAGGTCACGTTAGATTATCTGATAAAGATGATGCAGGTGATTTTCTTTTATTTGCAATATCTGATTTAACAGACAATGGAGCTTGGTGGACAATTAATATTAGTAATGAAGCATATGGGGGTAATAGTTTAACTAATGGTGAAGATATTATAGCATCGTTTGTAGTAACGGGTGATAAGGGTGATAGTGGCTCCAGTGGTACATCTGGTTCATCGGGCTCAAGTGGATCTTCAGGCTCAAGTGGTTCTTCAGGTTCTTCAGGTAACTCAGGCTCATCAGGAACTTCAGGTTCAAGTGGTTCTTCAGGTTCTTCAGGTTCATCAGGTTCAAGTGGAAATTCGGGCTCATCAGGAACATCAGGCTCTTCGGGTAGTTCAGGCTCTTCAGGCTCAAGTGGCTCTTCAGGTAACTCAGGTTCATCAGGAACTTCAGGATCATCAGGTAGTTCAGGCTCAAGTGGCTCCAGTGGCTCTTCAGGTACATCTGGTAACTCAGGCTCATCAGGAACTTCAGGCTCATCAGGTAGTTCAGGTTCATCCGGTAGTTCAGGCTCAAGTGGTTCATCAGGAACTTCAGGATCATCAGGTTCTTCAGGCTCAAGTGGTTCTTCAGGTTCTTCAGGTAACTCAGGATCATCAGGAACTTCAGGCTCAAGTGGTTCTTCAGGTTCTTCAGGTTCATCAGGTTCAAGTGGTTCTTCAGGCAACTCAGGTTCATCAGGAACTTCAGGCTCAAGTGGCTCTTCGGGATCAAGTGGCTCATCAGGTTCTAGTGGTTCATCAGGAAATTCAGGTTCATCTGGTACATCAGGCTCTAGTGGCTCATCAGGTACTAGTGGATTATTGTCTTTAACAGGAACTACAAACAATGGTATAATTACTTATGATAGTACAACGGGAGGTGGTAATGTAGAAGTTAATGTTACAGCTACTGCTGCAACATTCTGTTCACAAACCACTGCTTTTAATGTAACAGCCCAAGGTGCTAATTTCTGTACAGATCAATCAATTTTTGGTTGTAATAATAACTTTGGTAAAATAATTATTGCAGATGATTATTATGGGGGTGAATTAGCTATACTGACTGATAATGATTATATCATTGGAGGACAAGTAGCTAATTGTGAAATGTCATATGCAGGAGTTGATCCATATAATGGAACTATAAAAGCTAATTTCCAAAATAGAACTGTTTGTCTAGGATGTACAAATTGTCATATTGTTGGAAGTAGTTATTCAACAATTGCAGGTGGAGTTTGTAATAAAAGTAATGGTTTAAATTCTTTTATTGGAGCAGGTATTCTAAATACATCATCAGCAGCTGATAGTTTTATAGGTGCAGGAAAGAACAATGAAATTACTGGTGTATGCGCAGCAATAGTAGGTGGTGAAGGTAATGAAAATGCTAGTATTAGAGGGTTTATAGGTGCGGGTAATGGAAATTCATTATTTACTAATGGTAGTGTAATAGTAGGAGGTAAAGGTAATTTTTCAAAAGGAGGAGATGCTTTTGACTTTATAGGAGGGGGTTTTAACAATTGTATAATTCCTTCCCTAAGTACTGCTTGTGGTAATGTTATTGTTGGTGGTATGTGTAATAATAATACTAATGACTCCCATGTTTCATTCCTAGGAGGGGGTTTAGAAAATTGTACTAACGCCTTTGCTCAAGTTATTGGTGGAGGTACGAATAATACTCCATTTGGAGAATATGATGTTATTGTAGGGGGTAAAGGAGGTTATTCAAAAGGAGGTAATTATTCTTTTATAGGTGGAGGTGCAGGTAATTTTATAGAAACTGCTGGTTGCTCAGTTGTTGTTGGTGGTGAAACAAACTGTATAACAAATGGTATTTATTCAACTATTGGAGGTGGTCAAGGAAATAAAATCGAGTCAAACAGAGGATTTATAGGAGGAGGAGCTAGTAATAGAATTTGTACTAATTCTCATTGTAGTACTATTGGGGGAGGTTATTCTAATGAAATTGGTGCAAGCGATTGTTGGGGAACCATTGCTGGTGGATGTGATAATTCAGTCCAACAAGATTATGGTACTGTTGCAGGAGGTCGTCAAAACTGTGCAAGGGGTTCCTATTCAACTGTTGGTGGTGGTTATAGTAATGACTCATCAAATCAATATAGTGTAACAGCTGGAGGACGTGACAACTGCTCCAATGGTAACTACTCCAGTATTGGTGGTGGGTATGATAATTATGTTTCTAACACTTATGGTACAGTAGCTGGCGGTTATGGTAACTGTGCTAGAGGTGCTTGTAGTTCTGTTGGAGGAGGATTTAGTAATGATACTCAAGGAACAGCCTCTCCTATTGGTGGAGGAAATGATAACACAATTTCCTCAGGAATTTCTCAAGCTGTTATTGCAGGGGGTGGTAAAAATACTGTCTCTGCTAATGGTGGGGCAATATTAGGAGGATGTTCAAATACTGTTTCATCAGGTCAAGGATTTATAGGGAGTGGGTGTGCAAATACAAATAATGGTTGTATGAGTGGTATCATATCAGGAAAAAATAATAATATAAATAGCAAAACCTGTTCCTTTATTATTGGTACCGATATTACAGCTTTATCAAATTGTACTACTTTTGTAAATAATTTTGCTTTCCATGCACATAATAATCAAACACCATATTTAGGAACTGCTGCTACCGCAGGTGAATTAATTTATATAGGTTCTTCAAGTGTGACAGCAGGAAATCTTTATTATTTATTAGAACCAGTATCAGGTACATCTTCATGGACCTTAGCGGATGCAGACGCAGCTTCTTCTTCAACAAATATGCTCGCAATAGCTGCGGGAACTGGAAATTCAAATGCTGTAGGTATGATGATAAGAGGATTTGCTAGATTTACTTCAGTATTCAATCTTACAGGAGGAACTATAGGTCAACCATTATATGTTCATACAACAGCAGGAGCAATTACTCAAACTGCTCCTTCGGGAACAGGAGATGTTGTAAGAGTAGTAGGACATTTAATTGATGATTCTACTGAAGTAATTTACTTTAACCCAGATGGAGCTTGGGTAGAAATATCTTAAAAATAATTTTATGGCAGGATTTGACACAGGATATAAAGAAAGATCTCTTACTTTCGAAAGTGATAAAATTAAATATTCTAAAGACGGTAAAGAGTTTAACGTAATGATGGATTGGGAAACCCCAATCATGAAAAGATCTGCCGAATGGGTTACTAATGGAGGTAGAGCAGAAAGCGTATTAGAATTAGGTTTTGGTATGGGTATATCAGCAGGATTTATACAAAACTTCCAACCAGACCAACATACAATAATAGAATTGCACCCAAATATAGTAGAACGAGCAGAAGAATATGCTACTCAAAGAAATAAGTATTATAGTAGGTCCAAAGCAACAGCTCATAAAAGAGTAACTATTTTAGGAGGTAAAAACTGGTATGATGAATTTGGAAAATCTTTTGAAAAATCAGGTTTACAGGAATTTGATGCTATTTTTATAGATACTTATCAAGATACAAAGTTACATGAATTTAAAAACTATATCACTAAAATGTTAAAAAAAGGAGGCAGAATGACTTGGTGGAATCCAATGGAAGATTTCATTCCAGACGAAACTACTAAAAATAGAAGAGGAGTTAGCTATGAATTAATTAGATTAAGTGATCATAAAATTAAGATTCCACAAAATGCATACCATAATACAGATAAGTATTATATGCCAATGTATATAAGACAATAAAATTATGCCATCAGTAAGTCCAGAAAATACATCAGGAGAAGTTCGAATAAATTTAGACGCTACTTCTTATACTTGGGAAGATACAAGAAATGCTTCTACTGGCACATTTGCATACGTAAATCAACAAACAGTAGGTGTTTTTGCTGATTACACAGGTTTAAGAGGTAATACATATAGAATATCTAGAGGTTATCTAAATTTTGATCTTTCTTCAGTTAGTGGAACAATAACAGCTTTAAGTTTAAAGTTGGTTACAGCAAATTTGAGTACTACAAGAGATATCATAATTGTAAAATCTACTGCACCTGATGGTTCAAATATTGCGACTAGTGACTTTGGAGATGCATTACTTGATACTGCATATTCATCTAATTTTACTACTTTTAGTAATACAGCAGGAACAGTAAATACTATAACACTAAATAGCACAGCAATATCTGATGCTAATCTTGATTCCGAATTAATTTTAGCGGTAGTAGACTATGATTATGACTATTCAAACACACAACCTTCATCAGGGGCACAACTTTCATTACAATATGTCCTTTCTTCTATTACAGAAACCCCAACATTAGAATATACTGCAGTAACCGGATATGGAAATACTGTAGCAGGTGTAATATCTGCTAATATAGGGAAGATAACAGGAGTAGCTACGGCGAATGTTGGAAAAGTAACAGGTATATCTTAATTTGGAATTTAGTAAATAAATTCGTATATTACTAGTACTAAAAATAGGTTTTAATGAATAATAAAATTAGTTGTACTATTGTATCTATTATTATAGGTAGAGAGTTTTCTATAGATAAACTCCTAGACTATTTTTGTAAACTAACCATACCTAATCAAATAAGTCATCTTAATTTAAATTTAGTTCTAGGTTGTAGTAATAATTTTACAAAACAACTTAAAAGTAAAATTAAAGAACTAAACCTATCTGACAAATATAATAAAATATCTTTTATAGAAGGTAATAGAAGGTGTCACCCTGATTTAAACTGGGAAGAATGGGAACAATATACCCGCAAAAAAGACACGCTTGTTAAACATGATTCTGCTCTACAAAATATAAATATAGGATTGCAATCGGTAGTAGATGGAGATTTTATCCACTTTGTAGATGATGATACCATTCCACCTTATTTTGCTTTACAAGATCTTTTTAATGCTTATCATAAAATAGAAAATTGCGGGATAGCAAGCGGAATTTATTTTAATAAAGAATGGTTAGGACCTACTATGGTTACAGAATATCATGAGACAAAAAGACGTATAGTAGCAAGCGTAAGAAAAGATAAATGGATAGAAACCTCTATAGATGACCTAACATATACAGATTATACAGATATAGGATTTACAGGAAATGGGTGTATGTTAATTTCAGTAGAGGATACTAAACAAATTTTACCTTTAACAGAAAATAGAGATTATTTTGATACTGATGCCCCCCCTGATTCTAAAATATGTTATAGAATAAGATTATTAGGGAAAAAAATAAGTATAGTTCCTTCTATAGTTTGTAAGCATTTAGATGGTAAAGGAAAACCAGTGGGGTTGTCAGAAAAATATTTAAAAAATATTAAAAATTCTGGTAAACCTAAAAAAATTCTTTTTATAAACTTTAATCCTTATGTAAATTATAAAAAACTAAGTTTAAAATATGATTATACTATTGTATTAGCATTTGAAGAATTAATTAAGTCTAAAGATATAAATAAATTTAAAAAACTAATAGATTTTGATAATATTAAATTTATAAAAAAAAGTATAATTAATACAGTAAATAAATATCCCTTAGATTTTAAAATTAAACATGAGTTTAATATATTACTTACTTTACAAGAAATATACTCATATATTAGTGATAAAAGTGAATATAAAATTTATTCCCACAGAACCAAACAAAATGATATAAATTTAGTAGCTACATTAGATAGTTCTAAATTAAGAAATTTATTAAATACAAAAATATAAAATGGTAATAGGTGATCAAAAATTAACAAAAGAAGAATTTGATATTGGAAATTCTTTACATAATAAAAAATTAAAGTATTTAGTACAATTAGGAGAAATTAAACTAGCTGAATTAGAAAATGAACGTCAATTAGAAGAAGTTTATACTAATATAATTGAATTAAATACTAAAGAAAATTTATTTCAACAAGATATGTTTAATAAGTATGGAAAGGGTCAAGTTGATTTAGTAAACCAAGTATATATAAAAAGTAATTAGGATAAGTAAATAAACCTTTGTATATTTATAATAAATAAAATATTTCAACATGCAACATACTTGGTCAATAACTAATTTAGAAAGAAACTTAAATACTGGTTTAATTACAACAGCTTCATACTCTTGTAACACAACTTGTTCAGGGTCTATGCAAAGAAATGTAGGGGAATCCTCACTCCCTTACAAATCTCCATCAAATCCAGATTTTGTAGCTTATGAAGATTTAACAGAAGAAATGGTACTTACTTGGGTAACAGGAAGTATAGATTATTCAGCTATAGAAACATCCAACTCAGCTTCGGTTGCAGAACAAATTAATTATGAACAAAGTAAAACCACGGATGATGGTGTTCCTTGGTAATCAAAATATAAAATAGTTATTTAATTTAAAAAACAAAGTTATGAACATAATATTCCAGATAGATGGAGGTTTAGGTAAATCTATTATGGCAACAGCCATGGTGCAGGTTATAAAGAAACGATATAAAAATTCTAATTTAATAGTTGTAACTGCTTACCCTGATGTATTCTTAAACAACCCCCAGGTTAATAAAATATATAGACCTGAACAAATGAATGGGGCTTATCTTAAATATATTAAAGATCAGGATTGTAAAATTTTTATAGAAGATCCTTATCGCAATAATTCTTTTTTAACAGACAAAGAACATTTGTTTAAAACTTGGTGTAAAATTTATGGGTTACATTATAATAATGAACAACCCAAAATCTATTTAACACAACCCGAGTTAGATTATTTTTCTCCTTTTTATAAATTAGATAAACCTATTTTAGCCATACAAACAAATGGAGGACCTCAAGGTCAAGGTTTTCAATATTCATGGACAAGAGACATACCAGAACCTACTGTATTAAATGTTATTGATTATTATAAAAATGATTATACAATTATTCATATTAAAAGAAAAGACCAATATACCTATCCTGATACAATGCAAGCTTTAGATGGTTTTAGAAGTATTGCTATCTTACTTCAAATGTCTTCTAAGCGTTTATTAATAGATTCATTTTCTCAACATTTAGCAACAGCTATGAATATGAAATCCACTGTATGCTGGGTAGCTACTAAACCTAAAGTGTTTGGATATGAAATGCATGATAATATCTTAGCAGAACCTTTTACAAAAGAACCAACATTACAAAACTCAGTTTATCAACCTTTTAATTTGGCACAAGATATCCACTCTATACCTTATAATAATTTAAGTGAAGTATTTGATGTAAATAAAATTATAACATCACTTAATAATTAAAAATATTTTAATGTGTATATAACGGTAAAAACGTGTAAAATTTAAAATAAAATGATAAAAACACCTAAAATATTTGCACATGGTAGTTATGTAGGAACTACAGGTTATGCTAATCATACAAGAGCATTTTATAGAGAACTTTCTAATCTTTATAACTTAAAAATAAGAAATTTTACAGTAGGTAAATCATGGGATGGCTATAAAGATGAACCCCATAACGGGGAAGAATATTTTGATGGGTTAGATAAAAAATTACTTACTTCACAATATTTGTGGGAAGATGATAATTTAATTCATAAAGATATTTATACTAAATATCCTAATAATTTTGATCATAATGTCAATTTAGTTTTGTGTGAAACAAACCACCATGTATTTTACCAAGATTATCAAGGTCCAAAAATAGCTTATAATGTATGGGAAACAACTCGTCAACCTAAAACATTTTTTGATCAATTATCTACATTTGATCAAGTTTGGGTTGCTTCTAAATGGCAAAGAGACTGTACTATTGAACAAGGAATCTCTCCAGATAAAGTAAAGGTTATTCCTGAAGCAGTAGATTCTACTATTTTTCACCCAAATAAAAAGGCTACACTTCCTGAATATGACGACGGGAGGTTTAAATTTACAATGTTTGGTCGGTGGGATTATAGAAAATCTACTAAAGAGGTTATTGAGTCTTTTTTAGAAGAATTCGGTAAAGATGAACCCGTAGATTTAATATTATCTATAGACAATCATATGGCTAAGGATGATTTTGAATCTACTGAAGAAAGACTTAAACATTATGGTTTAGTTGACCCAAGATTAAAAATAAAACATTTCCCAACAAGAGAAGAATATATTAAGTACTTGCAAAAAGGTCATGTATTTTTATCTTGTGCTCGTGCTGAGGGATGGAATTTACCTTTAATTGAAGCAATGGCTTGTGGTACCCCTTCTATTTATTCAAATTGTAGTGCTCAATTAGAATTTGCAGAAGGTAAAGGATTGCCCGTAAAAATTAAAGGAACCATTCCTGCAATAGGAGGAGAATATAGTACATTTTCCCAATCTGATTTACCAGGGGAATTTTATTCACCTGATTTTAATGATTTAAAAAGAGTAATGAGGGATGCTTATGTTAATTATAAACAACATAAAAAACAAGCAATAAAAGAATCAGTTGAAATAAGAAAAAAGTTTACTTGGGAAAATGCCGCCCAAATAGCTAAAAAAGAAATAGATTATTTAGTAAATAATATACCTCCTAATAATATTGAAATTAGTTTTAATGAAGGTCCTAAAGTAGAAATTAAAGGGTCTAATTTTGAAAAGTACAAAGTAGAATTTATAAATGGAGAGACAAATGAAATAATTCATTCTTCTACTATTACTAATAATATGTGGGCTAAATGTAATAAATCTTATTTTATTCCCTGGGTTATCAAATTAAATGGTAAAGTAATTCATAAATTAGATCTTAAAGATAAAAACGTAAAAATAACTTTAGATTCAAAATCAATTGGTGACACAATAGCATGGACCCCTCAAGTTATAGAATTTGCTAAAAAACATCAATGTAAAGTTATAGTTAGTACCTTTCATAACAATTGGTTTAAAAACCTCCCAGAATATAAAAATATTAAATTTATCAAACCTGGGGAATCTTGTTCTGCCTATGCTCAATATAAAATAGGATGGTTTAAAAATTTAGATGGTAATTTTAAAAATTTTGATGATCACCCAACTCAACCAAATACAATTCCTTTGATACAAACATCAACTGATATTTTAGGGTTAGAATATAAAGAACTTAATTATGGGGTTGATTTTAACATTGGTGAAAAACCTATCCAAGGAAAATATGTAGTATTTGGTCCTCAATCAACATCGGGGTGTAAAGAATGGACTTATGATAATTGGGTTGAATTAGCTAAAATGTTTAAAAATAAAAACTACCAAGTAGTTATACTTTCTTCAACCCCATATACTATCCCAGGTACAACTAATATTCAAGGTAGACCATTAGATACAGTAGCTACTTATTTAACTTATGCTGATAAATTTATTGGATTAGGATCAGGTTTATCATGGTTAAATTGGGCTTTAAAAAAACATACAATTATGATTAATGGGTTTAGTGAAAGAGATCATGAATTTACTTCTTATATTACTCGTGTAATGAATGATAATGCATGTATTCCTTGTTGGACTAATCCTAATTTTACATTTGATCCTGGAGATTGGGATTGGTGTCCTATTTGGAAAGGAACAAATAAACAGCATATTTGTCAAAAATCTATTACCCCTACTCAAGTATTCAATTCAAGTAACATATGAGGAGAAAAGTTTTAGTTAATATATTATCAAATTCCTTAGGGGATACAATTATAGCTATTCCCTATATAAATCAATATAGGTTAGATCAAAATTGTGATGTTTATGTTAAAGTAAATCCTAAGTTTCAATTTTTATTTAAAGAATCTTACCCAAACTTAAATTTAACAAATACAACAGAAGGATTTGAGGAAATAATTCCAGTAGATTATAATTTTAAAACTAATATTCAAGAAGGGTTTGCTTTAGATTTAGGTTATAAAAAATGGAATTACATTCAACCTAAATTAAATATTACCCCTAAAAAACGTCCCATAAAAGGAAAATATGTTGTTATAAGTGTGCATTCTACTTCACAATTAAAATATTGGAATCACCCTAAAGGAAAAAGTGTACAGGGTACTCCTCTTTATTGGACTGAATTGTGTAGAATATTAAGAAAAAAAGGTTTTACTCCTGTAGTAGTAGAACGTGACGAATTATTTGGGTTAGCCCCTTATTGGAACGGGCTACCAAAAAAGTCTAATAATAAAACACAAGTATCTTTAGAAGATACTGTTAATTATATACAACATGCCGAATTTTTTATAGGACTATCATCAGGTTTAACTTGGTTAGCTCATGCCCTAGAAAAAAAAGTAGTAATGATATCTAATTTTACAGAAGATTGGCATGAAATTCCTTTAGATTATCCTAATTATAAACGAATTACCAATAAATCAGTATGTCATGGATGTTTTAACAAAGTAGGAATTGAGCATAACTTTGATTTTGGAGATTGGTATTGGTGTCCTAAACATAAAAATACACCACGCCAATTTGAATGTCATACTTCAATAACCCCAAATATGGTTATAGAACAAATAGATGATTGGTTAGAGTAAAATTAACATAAAAAAACAATTAATAATAAACAATTTAATATTTATAAACAAAAATTCAAAATGAGTAAAACAATTAAGTTATCAGAAGAAGAACTAAAAGTTCTTAGAGGTTACCAACAAGAACAAAACCAAATTACTTTTAATTTAGGTAATGTTGATATTCAAAAAGCAATATTAGAAGGTCAAAGAAGCCAAATTTTAGATGGGTTGGCTAATTTACAAGAAAAATCTAATAAAACAGCTAAAGAACTCCAGGATAAGTATGGTGAGGGAAATATTGATTTAGAAACTGGAGAGTTTACTTTAACAGAATAGTTTTTTGAAAAGTTTTTTAATATTTATAATAAAACAATATTAAAATAACATAACAAAATGGCAGAAACATTAATATCTCCAGGTGTAATAGCAAGAGAAAACGATCAATCTTTTGTTACTTCACAGCCCATTGAAAGAGGTGCGGCAATTATAGGACCAACTGTAATTGGTCCTGTAGAAAGACCAACTCTAATTAGTTCATTTAGTTCATACCAAGCATTATTTGGTGGGGCTCTATTAAGTGGTTCTAACGAGTACACATATCTTACTTCTATTGCAGCAAACCAATATTTTCAAAATGGTGGGACTTCACTTTTAGTAACAAGAGTAACTTCGGGATCTTTTAGCTCAGCTACTTCTACAACAATTCAAAATAATTTAGAATCTCCAACTGGTGGATTAATTGGAAATATCTTTAGTGGATATAAAACCTCAACAGGTGGAGGTAGTGGTTCATCAGCCCCTGGAACTTATACAAATGTTCCATTAGTAACAGATACAGGAGCTGGATCAAGCGCTGAAGTAACAGTAACAACTAGTAATAGTAATGGTATTTTATTTACTGGTACTCCTTTTACCTCCATAATTGTACAATCAGGTTCAAATATGGTAGCTGGACCATATACTGATGTATCAGGTACTGGTGGAGATGGAACAGGTGCATTATGGGATATTACAGTTAGTACAGGAGATACATTTTTACCCGGAGCTGAAGTAACAGCTGGTGGTACTACAATTACTGGGGTTACTCCTTCTACAACTACTACAAACATTAACGTATCTGATTTAATTTCAAATGGTGGTAGTGTTTCAGGTGGTGGATCTGGAGGTGTAGTAACCGTAACCAGTGATGGTGCAGGCGAAATTACAAAAATTACACTAGTATCTGGAGGATCTAGTTATACAAATACTTCAGTTATTAATGTTACGGCTGCAGGTATTAATGCTTTAGCAGGCGCTCCTTTAGGATCAGGTGCTGCAGGTGGTGCTGCAACATTTTCTATCCAAAATGCTGATTTAGCAGGAACAATTAACGCAGGTGATATTACACTAGATGCTGGTAATACTACTTTAGGGTCAGGATATAAAGTTGGAGATCAAATCTCAATCCCAGCTACAAGTTTAGGTGCTTCAAGTGGAGATGCTCTTATTTTCCAAATCACCCAACCTCAAATATTAACTGAGATTTCAGGTGTTTCAATCACAGAAGATGGATTAGGTTATGCAGATGGTGATGAAGTAAGTATTGCAAGTGGGACAGCTGGTGTATTTTCAACAGATCCCGTTTTTGTGTTAACTGATGCAATGATTGAAAATCAAACAGCTTTTGTATTAGAAACAATTTCTGAAGGTGAAATTATGAATAATACATACCCTGCTGGGTCTGATACAAGTGGTCTTGAAATAGCAGGTGGAGCTTTAACTAGTGGTTCATCTCTTAACGTAAGATGGGAAATTACAAGTGTTAATACATCTTCAGGTGTATTTTCATTAGCTATTAGAAGAGGTAATGATAATACTAATAATAAAGTAGTATTAGAAACATATAATAATATTTCATTAGATCCATTTTCTCCAAATTATATTTCAAGAGCAATTGGTGATATATCTACTAATCTAGTAACAGAAGGAGTAGATACCTTTTTACAAGAATCAGGTTCATTTGCGCAAATTTCTAACTATGTTAGAGTAAGACAAGTAAATACCCCAACACCAAACTATTTTAATAATGATGGAACTGCAAAATCTGAATATACAGCTTCTTTACCTATTATAGGATCAGGTTCATTTGATGGAGCTGTTGGTAGAAATATTCCTGTAGGAAGAGCAGCTAATTTTTATCAAGATATTAATAATATTGATACTCAAGGATTAATAGGATCCGATTATAATAATGCAATTGCTTTATTATCTAGTCAAGATGATTACCAGTACAATGTACTATCAGTACCTGGTTTAACTAATCAAGACCATGCGGGTCAAATCACTACTGTAATGAATAATTCAATTACACGAGGTGATAATATTGCAGTAATTGATCTAGTAAGATATAACCAACCAATTGCTACAGTAACAAACCAAGCAGGAGGTATTGATAATAGCTATACAGCTACCTATTGGCCATGGTTACAAACAGTTGATCCAAATTCTGGTCAATTAGTTTATATACCTGCTTCTACGTTTATACCAGGAGTATATGCGTTTACAGATGCTTCAAGTGATCCATGGTTTGCACCCGCAGGTATTACTAGAGGTGGAATGGGACAAGTTGTTCGAGCTGAAAGAAAATTAACTTCTAATAATAGAGATACTTTATATGAAGCAAATGTTAATCCAATTGCTACATTCCCACAACAAGGAGTAGTAGTATTTGGACAGAAAACATTACAAAAAGCTGCTTCTGCATTAGATAGAGTAAATGTACGTAGATTATTAATTACACTTAAAGAATATATTTCTCAAATTGCAGATAATTTAGTATTTGAAGCTAATACAATTGCAACTAGACAAAATTTCTTAACCCAAGTTAACCCATATCTAGAATCAGTACAACAAAGACAAGGATTATATGCTTTTAAAGTAGTAATGGATGAAACAAACAATACACCAGATGTAATAGATAGAAATGAGTTAGTAGGACAAATTTTCTTACAACCAACTAGAACAGCTGAATTTATTATGTTAGATTTCAATGTATTACCAACTGGAGCAACTTTTCCAGCATAAAAAATAAAAAGACGAATATTTATAATAAAATAAAAAAATAAAATGGCAGTATTAAACCCAAACGAAATATTTTTCACAGCATTTGAACCAAAACAAAAGAATAGATTTATCTGTTTTGTAGATGGATTCCCTGCTTACATTATGAAAGGTGTAGGAGCTGTAACTGTATCACAAGGAACAGTACCTTTGAATCACATTAATGTTCAAAGATTTGTAAAAGGTAAAACAACTTGGGGTACCATTCAGTTTACATTATTTGACCCAATCACTCCATCTGGTGCACAATCAGTAATGGAATGGGTTAGATTACACCACGAATCAGTAACTGGTAGAGATGGTTATAGTGATTTCTATAAGAAAGATCTTACAATCAATGTACTAGGACCTGTAGGTGATATTGTATCAGAATGGATCATCAAAGGAGCAATGATTACAGAAGCTTCATTTGGAGATTTCAACTGGGATACTGAAAATGCTGCTCAAGAAATTACAATGACTGTACAACCAGATTATTGTGTATTAAATTTCTAAAAATTTTACCCACCCCTAATTTGAAAAATAGCTTGGCTTCGGCCGAGCTTTTTTTTATATTAATATGTATCAACGTAAAAACGTTTTAATTAAATAAAGATTATGGCTGAATTTAAATTTCCAAGCGAAGAAGTAGAATTACCTTCTAAAGGTTTAATATATTCTAAAGATCATCCCTTATCAAGCGGTAAAGTAGAAATTAAATATATGACTGCTAAAGAAGAGGATATTTTAACTAATCAATCTTATATCCAAAAAGGAACAGTATTAAATAAATTATTAGATTCTGTAATTTTAACTGAAGGAGTTAAACAACAAGATTTAATCTTAGGAGATAAAAATGCAGTACTAATTGCTACTCGTATACTAGGTTATGGTGCAGAATATAAATTTACTTACAGAGGAGAAGAAAAAGTTATTGATTTATCTACTTTAGAAAATAAAGAATTTGATGAATCGTTAATAACCCCTGGTAAAAATGAATTTTCTTTTACTCTTCCTCATTCTAAAACACCTATTACATATAAGATTCTAACAGGAGTAGATGAGAGTAAAATTGATAGGGAATTAGAAGGATTAAAGAAAATTAATAAAAATTCTTCTCCTGAGTTAAGTACAAGATTAAAATATATAATTACATCGGTTAATGGTGAAACTGGAGCTAAAGAAGTTAGAGAATTTGTTGATAATTTCTTATTAGCTATAGATTCTAAAGCATTAAGAAAACACCTTAGAGAAACTCAACCTGATGTAGACCTTCGTTATATAGACGAAGATGGGAAGGAGGTAGCCATCCCCATTGGGATTAGCTTTTTTTGGCCTGAGCTCTAAAATAGCACCTCAATTTAGGGTAGGGTTATTTACTCAAATACACTCTATATTATTTCATGGTAAAGGTGGATATGATTACCATACTGTATACAATATGCCAGTATGGTTACGTAAATTTACTTTTAAACAAATATCTGACTTTTATGATGAAAAAAATAAAGCACAAAAAACAGCACAAACTTCAGGTAAAACTTCATTAGTAGGGGAAGATGGTAAAGTTAATGCACCCGCATTTAAAAATGCTTCTAAATCATATCAAAATAAAAGCAGCTATAAATAGTTGCTTTTTTTAATATTTATAATAAAATAAGTATTAATGGCTACACCACAAGAAATCCAAAAACAACTAGAACGTATAGCAAAACTATATGAGCAATTAGGTGAAAAAAACCCATTTGCTGGTGCTGATGCTTCTAAACTTTCTCAATCTGAAGCCGAAGTTAAAAAATTAAGTGATTCCTTAAATGGTGTAAATAATAAACTTAAAGAAATTAATGAAGACGCAGAAGGATTAGTAGGGGCTTTTAAAGCTACTATAGATGAAATATCGGGTGTTAAATCCGGATTAGTAGATTCTAGAAAAATATTTAAAGAATTAACTTCTGTAGCTGAAAAATTACAACAAGATCAAGCAGGCATAACAAACCTAAATGAAAAGGATTTAGATGTTTTAAGACAAAAATTTGATATAAATAAAAAGGATTTAAAAACTGCCGAGGATAGTCTTAATAGACAAATTGATGAATTATTAGCAAAAGATAAATTAACAGCTGCTGAAGGCAGAAAATTAGATTTAGCAGAAAAGTCATTAAATACAATAATAGCACAAAAGGATGAACAAGATTCTTTACTTAATATCTTAGATGAAGAACTTAAAAAAAGGGAAGAATTAGAAAATGCTACAGGTAAAAACCTAGGGGTTGCTGGGGGAGCTTTAGGAGGATTAGAAGGTGTTTTAGATAAAGTAGGTGGGGGTAAATTTGGTAAAATGCTTGGCATTGAAGATGCTATGAAAGCCGGTACTAAAGAAGCTAAGCGTTTAGCTAATCCTAAAATAGGAGGTAAAGCTGGTAGTTTAGGTAACCAATTTAAAGTAGCAAATAAAATGATTGGCACAATGGCTAAATCATTAATGAAAGCTTTAGGACCAGTAGCTATTATAGCTGAATTGGTTAAAGGATTATTAGCTGCGGATAAACAAACCAATGAGTTAGGTAGGTCAATGATGATGACCAAAAATGAAGCTAGAGGATTCTCAGCTAATATCTCAGCAGCTGCAAGATCTAATTATCAAATGGGTATTACGGGTACAAAAGTACTTGAAAATGTAACTAAATTAAACAAACAATTTGGTTTTATAACTGAGTTTAGTGGAGAGACTTTAGTCAGTATGACTAAATTAACTTATACTCTAAAAATCGGAGAAGAAGCTGCAGGTAATTTAGCAGCAGCAGCTGAAGCAACTGGACAAAATTTCGAAGATAATTACAAAAATATTCTTGCTGCAAGTTATGAATTACAACAACAAGCAGGAACTCAAGTTGATTTAAGAGCTGTACTTGAAGAAACAGGTAAAGTAACGGGTCAAATTAGAGCTAATATGGGGGGTAATACTGTTGAAATAGCAAAAGCAGTTACAAATGCTCGTTTATTAGGTGCTGAAATGGGAACTATAGCAGCAGCTGGAAAGCAACTTTTAGATTTTGAAAGTTCTATATCAAAGGAAATGGAAGCAGAGTTATTACTTGGTAGAGATATAAATCTTGAAAGAGCAAGAGCAGCTGCTTTAACAGGAGATCAAGTAACACTCCAAAATGAATTAGCTAAAGAGATGGGTTCATTTGAAGATTTTACTAAAATGAATGTTATTCAACAAGAAGCTTTAGCAGGTGCTTTAGGAATGAGTGCTGATCAAGTTGCTGATATGTTATTTAATCAAGAAACAATGAATAAATCAGCTAAAGAATTACGTGCTTTGGGCAAAGATGAATTAGCAAATAGATTAGAACAAAAAACAGCACAAGATAAAATGAATGCCGCTATGGCAGAACTAAAACAAGTTTTTGTTGATTTAGGAACTGCATTATCTCCTATATTAAACATACTATCTGTTGCAGCTGGTATTATTTCAACTATAATTGGCTTTACCCAAGATTTATTAGGATTTATAAACCCATTTGGAGATTCATTTGGTAAAATAGACTTTGAAAGTTCTGCTGGTGTTGGGGCAGCTAAAGGATTAGGAAAGAGTATTGGGATAAAAGATGGTGTTATAGGCCCCAGTGGAGATCTAATTACAACTGCTCCCGAAGATTTTCTTATTGCTACTAAAGACCCGCAACAAATGGTTTCAAATGTAGCATCAAAATCAACTCCCCCAATTGATACATCAAAGTTAGAAAGATTACTAGAAGCATCCCTTAATAAAAAATCCCCAGCCCCAGTAATAAAAATGAATGATGTAAAATTAGGTACTGCTGTAGATATGGGTGCATTTTCTATACAATAATAATATTTATAATAAATGTTTAACAATTAAAACTTACAATTATGACTTTAATTAACAAATTTGAAAAAGAAGGGAGTACTTTAACCCCCTTAAGAGGCGAACAACCTTCAGCTCCATTAAAATCAGGAGGAACTATTCCTGTAAATAATACTTTTTCACAAGGTACTTACCAAAATTTTGTTTCTGATGCTCCTAGATCTAAGGATGCAACCGGGAATGTATAATTTAAAAACTTAACTATTGCCTAAGTTATTAAATATAAAAACAGATCTTTCTAGCTATACATCTGCACAATATGGATATGATAGACGTGGATCAGGTCCTCGCAATACTAATGCGAGTGGGCAACCCTATGAAATTGAAGGACTCCCAAAAAGAAATTTTAATGAAAAAGACTTTAATAGTGGAATTGGTCCTAAACAAGCCGAAGATTTTATATTAAGAGGTGGACAACTTCTCCCTGAAACAGTAGCAAAAGATACTTCTAGATTAGCTAAAATGTTTGTTGATTTAAAATCCCCAAATGGGCTTTTATTTACAGCTAAACAAGAAGTTTTATCAAGAACTGGAGTTAATATTTTAGCAACATCTGGTGGAACTAATGATAATCCTAATAATAGATTACCATTAAATGACGGTATATATTTACCTACCTCTACTTTAGCACAATCTGCTGTTAACCCTTTTGGAGGGCATTTATTAAAACAAGGAATTAATCCTATTTTTGATACAAGTGAAGCAGCTGCTCGAGGTAATAGAGGTGGACTATTCTCTTTTATAACTGGTAATAGTTTACCACTTTCTAATCCTATTTATTTTGAAACTTCTGCTTTTAGTGAAAGAATTAGTAATTCCCCTCAAAGTAGATTAACTCAATTTTTAGAAAATAAAATAAATTCTCAAACAAATAGTAATGAATTATATTCATACTCTGGAGGTCCAAATTCTGTTTTAGGGGTAGGAAAAACTGTAATAAGTGCTTTACCTGATCAAAGAACAGGATTAAATAACCCCCAATTAATAAGTAGTGGTTTTTTTTCAACTGGAAAAACCCCTAATACTAATTTTGGTTTTGATTATAATGTTTTTAAAGGAGGAACTTCAAATTCAAATTTTGAAACTTTTAGAGGAGGTACATACTTTGGTAACCTTCAATCATCAGGCTCAAAGTCAGTAACAGGAAAATATTCAACTCAAACAAATACCCCTTTATCAAATCTTTTAAACAACCAGTTTAAAACAACTAATGATAAAATAAATGGTGGGTACATAAGTGATGTAGGCCAAAGTGTTTACCAGCCTGGAGGATTTCAAAACAATACAGCAGGTGTAACAGGACTTGGTAATTCTCTAAATTATAACCAGTTAATGTCTGCTAAAGGTACTGATGTTGTTGCTGTTGGCAATGGCAATAATGACTACCCACAGGCTGAAATTCTTCAAGATTTTAGAAAAAATACTAGTGCTGATTCTGCTGATAGTCCTGATTATACAATCCCCACAAATAGATATGAACAAAGAGTAAATTTAGGAGATGCTGGGGCTAAAAATGTAACAACTAGCTATGTAGCTGGTAATAATAAAGCTTTAGATAATATAAACTCATTACAAATATATAAATCAAGTAATGTAGATTTATCTAAACCTATAAATGATTTATGTAAATTTAGAATTGGGGTAATAGATAATGATAATCCTAATTTAAAAACATATATACACTTTAGAGCATTTTTAGATGAAATGAGTGATAGCTTTAATGCAGATTGGACAGCACAAAAATTTGCTGGTAGAGCCGAAAATTTATATAATTACCAAGGATTTGATAGAAAATTTAGTTTAGGTTGGACTGTAACTGCCCAATCAAAACAAGAATTAATGCCGATGTATCAAAAACTAAACTATTTAGCTTCAGTATGTGCCCCTGATTATTCTAAAGATGGATATATGCGAGGTAATTTAATAGAATTAACAGTTGGAGGATACTTATTCAATCAGGTTGGAATAATGACAGGAATTAATTATACTGTACCTATGGAATCACCATGGGAAATAGCAATTAATGAAACATCTAATACGGGCATAACTAAAAGTGATCAAAGTGTTAAAGAATTACCTTTTATGATAAAAATTTCAGGATTTAATTTTATACCAATTCATGATTTTGTACCAAATGTGCAGAAAAATATTTTTGCTGAAACTAATCAAGCAGGTCCTGGTACATTAGGTGATTTATCTACATTTGGTCCCGAAAAGTATATTGCGTTATCTAATGGTTTCTATGGTGATGGTTATGTTAATGCCCAACAACAAAAACAAAAAGAAGAAGCAAATGCTTTTGTAGGATCACAACAAGGACAACAAACTTTAGATGCAATTTCAAATATTTCTTTTTAATTATGGGAAGATATACTACAATACCAGAAAGAGAAACAAATAAAGGAAAAAGATATAAATCTACAGTTAAATATCCAGACATTCCTTTAGGTTTCGAAGATATTTATGCTTACACAGATGAAGGAGATCGATTTGATATTTTGGCTCAAACCTATTATGGTGATCCTAGTTTATGGTGGGTAATATCTATTGCTAACCCTCAATATAATCAAAATTCTATGTTTCCCCCTTTAGGAGTACAAATTAGAATACCAGGTAATGTAGGGGCTATAATTACCGATTATCAACAATTAAATGCAAATTAGTTATGGCAGGAAATATAATTGGAGAACCAATAAAACCTATAATTGGGGAACAAGTTAAATTAAGACAATTAGTCCATGGCTCAGGTTATAATGAAAATTCTATTCAAAGATCTCCTGAGGTATTAAACTTTTTAAATAATAAGAATTCTTGGATTAAATTTGCTTCCGGTGTTAGTTTAGATGATGGTTATAGATTAAAAGATTTAGCTAAATTTGAAACTTCTAATTATTTTACCGAAAATGATATAGATTCTTTATTAGGAAAAAATCTAGCTAAGAATTATATTTTATTTAACACAATGCAATCCTTAACCCAAGGAGCAGAACTTACTACTACAGGTGAGGGAAAAGATGCTGTAACCACTCAAACAAGAGCAGCTACATACCAAAAAAGAAGCGGTGTAAGAAATACTAATAGCTGGGATGGAAGTAATGGTAAGATGTATGGAGGAATAGGAGGTAATAGTAGAGGACTACAACCCTCTCCTGGGATAACAGGAATAACAGTTGAATCAGTAAATAGAGGATCTATTAGAAAAGCAACTGTTACTTTAAAAGCATATAATAAATTTCAATTTGGTATTATTGAAATTCTTTATTTACGACTAGGGTATTTAATGATGCTAGAATGGGGATGGGATAAATATATAGATTCAATAGATGAAAATAATAAACCTATTATAAAAAATGTAGAATCTACTGTTATAGAAAATACTTGGTTTAAAGATAAATACTATACTCAGCTAGAAATGTTACAAAATATAAATGGTTTTGTAGACAGATATAAAGGTAACTATCAAGGATTTTTTGGAAAAGTAAATAATTTTACCTGGAATTTAAATGCAGATAACACATATGATATTACAGTAAATTTAATTAGTTTAGGAAGTGTAATAGAATCTTTACAGGTTACAGTTCCCTCTTCTCCAATGACTACTTCTCAATTAAACGAAAGGAAAGAGGCACTAAAAAAGATATACCAAATTAACTCAGATGAAGGTGAAGAACAATATGGGGACAACTCAGTACTTACTAATTTAGGGTCAGATAGATTAACAAATTTTGTTGCACAACAAATTTCAACTTTTTTTACTCAAAATTTAGGAAAAAATAAAAATTATTATTACTTTCCTAATGCTGTAGGTTTATCTAAAAAAGATAGTGATAAAAAAAATATTAGCACTAATAGAAAAAAGATACCTCCTTCTTCAAGATACTATATTAGGTTTGGAGAATTATTAAAAGAAATAGAAAACAATGTAATATTAAGGGTTGTAAATGGTGATGCTTTTAAAGAATCTAAAATTACATTTGAAAGATCAGAAAAGCATACTAGAATTAATTACGAACCTAATTTAATCCCTTTAGATCCCTCAATTTGTATATTTAAACCTATTTATACCGAAGAGTTAGGGATTACAGATACTATAAATGTTCCTGCTTTTAAAGGGTTAAAAGATTTTGTAGTAGAAAAGGATAATGTTTATTATGGTCAATTAATGAATATTTATCTTAACTTAGATTTTGTATCCAATACTTTAAATTCTAATAAAAATGATAAAAATGAATTAGATTTATTTAATTTTATGCAAAAATTACTTAGCGGAATTAATAGATGCATGGGTAATGTTACAGAACTTACTACTAGTATAAAAGATGATAGAATAGTTTATATTTTAGATGAAAATCCAATCACAGGGTATGATATAGTATACCCACCAAAAAATAAAGAAGTAGAATTTAATATAATAGGGTATACCCCTAATAGTGGTTCTTCATTTGTAACAGATTTTAATTTTCAAACAAAAATAACTCCTAAGTTAATGACCCAAATTTCAATTGGAGCAACAGCAGCTGGATCAGAATCAAATTCTTTAGATGCTGTAGGTTATAAAAATTGGAATAAAGGACTTAAAAATAGATTTGAAGAAAGATACGAAGCAGGTCCCATTACACGGTATGTTGCTCCTACTCAAGAATCTGTTGCTACTGAAGAAGAAACTTATTATACTAATTTATATGATAAATTTAAAGAAGAAAGTAGTTGGAGATTAATACCTCCTTCTTATGAATGGACTTATAAGGGCTTTACAAAATCTTATGGTACTGATTCTACTTCTTTTTGGAATAGTAGAACAACTAATATGAATGACACTCAATTACAAATCCAAGTTAGGGATTCGATTGAGAATATTGATCAAGAAATTGCTAATAGGGGGATCGAATTAATTACAGAAGGAGAAAAAATGAATGATTATCCAACTTATTTATTAGATGGGTTTGGAGGAACTGGTACTAAACAAGTAGAAGTAAAAGTATCTAGAGCTGAAAGAGATGCAAAACTAAGAGAAAATAGAAAAGCAAAAAGAGAGGGAACATTAACAGGTTCAATATCACAAGGAGAAGGACTAAAAACAAAAATAGTAAACCAAGAGGTAAACACAGGAGACGCCCTATATTGGTACTCATCTGATAATTCAGATTTTGTAGAAAGAGGTTATAATACTTTTAAACAATATAAAACTACTTTAGACCAATATCAATATGAAGTATCAGATGTAACATCTGGGGGGACTGGTTTTATTCCTGTTACTTTAGGACTAACATTTGAAGGATTAGGTGGAATTAAAATTTATAATAAATTAAAAGTAAATCAAACTGCACTTCCTGCTTCCTATCCTTCGGCATTAAAATTTATTGTAGACGGAATAAACCACGAAATATCAGAAAATAAATGGGTAACAAATGTAACTACAATATCGCAACCCAAAACCTCAAAACCCGTAAAAAGAAAAATATCCCCATCAAAAACAATTGAAGTTAATAAAAAAGAAGTTAAAGAATTTACAGGCCCACAAGAACAAGCTGTTTCTTTACTAAAAAAGATACCTTTAACAGCCCCAACTAATAATGGATTAATATATTACCCTAAAGAGACTCCTAAAATTCAAATTGTATTACATCATACTGCTATATTTGGGGCATCTATTGAAAATGTAATTAAAAGTTGGGGAAAAAGAAGTGACCATGTTTCTACACACTTTATTATACAAAGAGATGGTGATTATGATCAATTATTTCCTTTAAAATATTGGGGTAATCATGTAGGAAGTTCATTAAAAGGTAATTCTTATTTACAAAAAAGTACAATTTCTATTGAATTAGAAGCCTTAGGGTATTTAAAATACATAAATGGTACAGGAGCATTATCAAATGGTTCCTTTAGAGATACTGCAAAGTTTAAACAGGGTAGTAGGACATATACATACCAACAATTAAAACAAGGCTACCCAGATGAAGCAGTAGCACGTCCCTATAAAATAAAAAAAGATGGAAGTTTATCAAAAGTACCATCATATAAAAACTATTCTTATTATCATGCATATACAAAAGCCCAATTAGCTACCTTAAAAAAGGTATTAAACCAAATTAAATCTGAATACCCGAACATTTCTATAGGATCTCAATATAGTGGGGCAAATGGTTTTTATGAACAATTTCCAAATAAAAAGAGTGTTGCATCAACTGCTTTTAAATTTAACCAAGGTATTTATACACATAATTCCTATAGAACAGATAAAAGTGATGTTTTTCCACAAAAAGAATTAATAGAATTATTAAAAGAATTTAATTAATGTATTATCCAAAGTCACAAATAACCCCAAATTTATATACTAATGGTAAAGAATTTGTATATTCTAATACTGAAAAAGAATATATAGGTTTTTATTTCCAAACCTCAGATGGTAAATATTTTACAGGTAAAAACCCAAATGACCCCCCGGTACAAGAAATTAAAATACCTAAAGATTCTAGGTTAGATGATGCAGAAGAAGGAGCAATAGGTTCATATACAGAAGATGCTTTATTGTATTTAGTTCCCGACGCTTATGCTAATGCCCAAAATATGAGTGTAGATGATATTCCACCTGCACCACCAAAACAAACTATTACTTTACCCACTAAAAAAAATTATAAACTAGGTGAGTATCAAAGATATTTTGCTTCTAAAAATAATGAAATTAAATTTACTGAAATTAATTACGACCAATATTCAAAATTTATTGACCAAGAACCTGATGTAGACTATTCACTTTATACAGCATTTTCATTTCCTTGGCTTATTACCGGAAATAGAAATAATGTTATAAACGTAAATAAAAAAACTATAGAAAGAGTCCAAAATAATTTAAACTTAATAGGATTTAACTCTTATTTTACAAATAAATATGATCAATATTTTAAGTATTCTAAAAATGAAAATTTAAAAACAGATGGAAGTGAATTTTTAGATGCAACAACCAATCAACCTTATAGTGGTTTATACCATATCCACCCCGAAAAAGGACCAATGGTAGGAGCACAACATATTAATTCACCACATAATTATTTAATACCTATAAGTGGGTCTAATATAGAATATAAAATAAATAAAGTAGAAACTCAAAGAAATAATAAAATAGGTGGAGGTTACTAGATAGGTTCGTATATTAGGGTAAAATAAGGTTATATGTACTGGCTTGTAGAAGACGAGGAGCAGTTAAATGTTTTAATAAATAGTGGTTATAAAGAGGCTTTCATTGAGGTAATACCTTATAATGACACAATACACCCCGTACAAAATCATGTTAGTTTAGTGTATATTAGACCGATTGAAGCGAGTAAAGGCTTTATGGTATGTATTACGCATAGTGAATGTTTGAATGCATTAAACACGCGTATAAACGATTTACTAAACAAATTTGAAGTATTATATTGTCGTGATAAAAAGGAAATATTACACTATTTTCCAATCAAAACTCTTTACGACATAAACACACCCCCTACTACGTATATACGACCCACAACACAAACACATGATTTATACTATCGTGAACACAAAGATAATCCGGAGTTAAATTTAATTATACCGATTGTTAAACATTATGAATTGTGTGAGACGATTTTTAGAGATCTAAAAGCGAATATTAACATAGAAAAAACAAAATATGATGAATTCTTTAACAGTAGAGTATCCGTGGTATTCAACGCCATCGAGAGAAGTGGCATACGTATACACAATGATACCTTCAGTGAATACTTCCACGCAGTTGACGGTGAATACGTCAACACTCAGTTCAACTTAAAAACAACAACAACAAGACCATCAAATAAATTTAATAATGTAAATTATGCGGCACTTAATAAAGAAAATGGTTGTAGAAAAAGTTTTATACCACGTAATAATAGGTTTGTGGAAATTGATATTAGCGCTTACCACCCTAGCTTGTCTGCTCGTCTTATTGATTATGATTTTGCCGGGGTTGATATTCACGCTCATTTTGCGTCCCTATATGGAGTGGATTATAAAAAATCGAAGGAACTTACCTTCAAGCAGCTCTATGGAGGTGTTTTTGACAATTACAAAGGCCTGGAATTCTTTCAAAAAATTGAGAAATACGTAGGAGAAATTTGGAGTAAGTTCCAAAGCGATGGGTTCGTAGAATGTAAGGTTTCTGGATATAGGTATGAAAAAGAAAACTTGGATAATATGAATCCGCAAAAGTTATTTAATTACATTTTACAAAATTTAGAAACGTCTACAAATGTGTTGATATTGTGGGATATACTTTGTATATTGAGAAAATATAAGACGCAGCTTGTACTATACACATATGATTCGTTTTTATTAGATGTGGATGATGAAGAAGTAGAAGTTTTAGAAGAGATTAGAGAAGTATTTAAAAAGTTTAAATTAAACATAAAAGAAATAGAAGGTTATGACTACGATTTTACAGAATAATCCCAATATGTATAATACAGAATATGATATCATATCAGATATTAAAATATTAGGAGATTTGAATAATAAATTATTTTGCACATTCACTGATTTAAATGGATTAGATGCACTTATTGAGGATATAAAAAACAAGTATGATATTATATACAATAAACTTTTTGTACTAGAGATAGTAGGAAAAGATGAATATGTAATAACATATAATGTTGACCAAACTAACTTAAATTCAATTCCAGATAATACTATTTTGGTGCATCGTAAAAAGGAATCTAATACCTTATACACTATTAATGCTTTAAACGAACTTATTAAAAAGCTTAATGGTGGTGTTGTTGATACAAATTATAAAGTAGATTGGCAACATTATCGAAATTGTGTTTTACTTACACAACACAATGAATTAAATCAATTAAATACAAAAATATATAAAATTATAGAGTTATAAAGTAAAAAAGGTTATGAAAATTTGGGTAAATGGTTGTTTTGATATTCTTCATAGAGGACATTTTGAATTATTTAATTTTGCAAAATCATTAGGTGATATATTAATCGTTGGGATAGATTCTGATGAAAAAATAGCTAGTGATAAAGGTCCTAATAGACCCTACAATAATCTAGAAGATAGGGTTTATGCTTTAGAAAGTTTAAAAGCTATAGATAAAGTAATGGTCTTCGATAATCGTGAACATTTAGAATGGTTAGTATCTTCTGTTTCTCCTGATATTATAGTAGTAGGAAGTGATTGGAAAGGTAAAGAAATAGTAGGAGGAGATCATGCTCGAGAAATTATATATTTTGATCGTATAGGTAATTATTCAACAACAGACATTTTATTAAATGAGAGAAAGTAAATTACACTCAGAAGGACAGCAAAAAGCTTTTGTTGATATAGATGAAACGATATGTTTTTATAAAGATAAAAGGATATATGAGTTAGCTATCCCTAATAAAACAAATATTAATAAAATTAACAAACTTAAAGAAAAAGGATGGCATATAACTTACTATACTGCCAGAGGAGGCGCAAGCAAAATTGATTATACTAAATTAACTTTAAAACAATTAAAAGAATGGGGATGTTTTTTTGATGATCTTGTGGTGGGTTATAGAAAAGATATTACATTACCAGTAAAACCATCTTATGATCTAATTATAGATGATAAGGCAAAACGTATAGAAGAATTATGATTATACAACCTAAAATAGTACAAAAAGGGTGGGGTGAAGAAGTTTGGATCCATAATGATGAAGAATATTGTGGTAAACTACTTAGATTTTTTAAAGCAGGGAATAAATTTTCTTTACATTACCATATTATTAAAAAAGAATCATGGTATGTAGGTAAAGGTAGTTTTGAATATATTAAATTAGATACTGAAAAAGGAATAGAACATAGTACTATCATTAAAGAAGGAACTTGTTTAACAATTGAAAGAGGATCCCCACATCAATTAATAGCCTTAGAAGATATGTCAGAAATATTTGAAGTATCTACCCAACATTTTGACGAAGATAGTTATAGAATTAGAATAGGAAATACGTTATGAGAATATTAGTAATAGGCGATAGTTGTCTTGATAAGTTTATTTATGGTGAATGTAATCGAATATGCCCTGAAGCACCCGTTCCTGTATTTAATCCTATTAATTCTACTAAAAATGAAGGAATGGCTAAAAATGTTTTTAATAATTTAAAAAGTTTAGCCCCAAATTGGGAAATTGATTTTATTACAAATCAATCCCCAGCAGTAAAAACCCGATTAGTAGATATAAAAACTAATCAAATGTTAGTTAGAATTGATGATAATGATAAATGTTCTAGATTTAGTGGGTTAAATAAGTTAGAAGAGTATGATATTGTTATTATTAGCGATTATGATAAAGGATTTTTAACTAAAGATGATATTAAATACATTTTAGATAAATACCCTTTAACTTTTATTGATTCCAAAAAAATATTTGGAGAATGGGTTATGAATGCTTCATTTATAAAAATTAACCAACCAGAATACGAAAAAAATAAGGATAATTTAATTGATTATAAGGGTCAATTAATCGTTACACTTGGAGAAAAAGGGGTTCAGTGGGGTGATATGATACACCCCCCTTCTAGGAAAGCTGAAGTATCCGATTTATCAGGAGCTGGAGATACATTTTTTGCTGCTTTTATATATTATTATTTATCCCACCAAAGTGTAAGTAAAAGTATACATTTCGCACAAAATTGTTCTCTTGAAGTTATAGAAAAAAAAGGTGTAGTAGTAGTAGAAAATAATTTGGATGTCTAATTTACATTTCGTATATTTAGATCATATATAAACAGTTATAATTAAAAATAAGTTACATTTATGGATTTATCAATGCTTAAACAAAAATTGGATACCCTCCAATCAAAACCAAAGGGTGGTCAAAAGACCGATTACTCAACTATTTTTTGGAGACCTACAGTAGGTAAACAACAAATTAGAATTGTACCATCTGCGTTCAATTCAGCTAACCCATTTACAGAACTTAAGTTCTATTATGGTATTACAAATAAGGTTATGATTTCACCACTTAATTTTGGTGATAAAGACCCTATTGCTTTATTTGCTCAAAAACTTCGTGAAGGTGAGTATAATAAAGAAAATTATGTACTTGCTAAAAAGCTGGATGCTAAAAACCGTACCTTTGTTCCTGTTGTAGTGCGTGGAGAAGAAGATAAAGGTGTTAGACTATGGCAATTTGGAAAACAAGTATATGAAGAATTACTTGCACTTGCTGTAGACGATGAAATTGGTGATTACACTGATATTGTAAATGGTAGAGATATTACAGTAGAAACTGTAGGACCGGAATCAACTGGAACCCCTTATAATAAATCATCAGTACGTGTTAGATTAAAAACTTCACCTCTTAGTGAAGATGCTTCATTAGTAGAAAAATGGACAAATGAGCAACCAAACCCAACAGATGGTTTATTTAAACGTTATTCATTTGATGAAATGAAATCTGCTCTAGAAAAATGGTTATCACCAGAAGAAGATTCTGAAGAAGTTGTAGCAGCTCCTGTTGCATCGACTCCAAAACAACCAACAAATTTTAGTTTAGATACTACAAAAGCTAAACAAAGTAAAGTAGATCAATTTGATTCTTTATTTGATAGTAAAGATAGTACTAATAATGGTGATGATCTACCCTTCTAAATATGGCGAAAAAAGCATCAAAGTCTCTCTCGGCAGCAGTGTCTGCCGAGATTAAGAGCAAATTTGATCTTAATAAATTTAAATCATCTAAAGGTTTAAATAAAAACGTCAAATTTAAGGACCAACAATGGATACCATTATCTCCTGCTTTTCAAAAAGTAGCTGGTGTTCCTGGTATACCAATGGGGCATATTTCACTACTTAGAGGGCATTCTGATACAGGTAAAACAACAGCTTTACTTGAAGCAGCAGTATCAGCTCAAAATATGGGTATACTTCCAGTTTTTATTATTACAGAGATGAAATGGAATTGGGAACACGCAGCCCAAATGGGGTTAGAAGTTAATCTAATTAAGGATGATGAAGGTAATGTTGTTGATTATGAAGGCAATTTTATCTATGTTGATAGAGAAACTTTACATACTATTGAAGACGTAGCAGCATTTATTATGGATCTACAGAATGAACAGAAAAAAGGTAATTTACCTTATGATTTAGCATTCTTCTGGGATTCAATTGGATCTATTCCTTGTGCAATGTCAGTTGAAAAACTGAAAAATAATAATGAATGGAACGCAGGGGCAATGTCAACTCAATTTGGTAATACAGTAAACCAAAGTATTGTAATGTCCCGTAAAGAATCATCACCGTATACTAATACATTAATAGCAGTTAATAAAGTTTGGACAGCAAAAGCAGAATCACCTATGGGTCAACCTAAAATGATGAACAAAGGTGGGATGGCAATGTGGTATGATGCAACAT